GTACATCTGCTCCAAAATCCAATCATTCTTATCCTTATATGCAAGAACCTTGATTTGGTTAAGAGGTGCAATATCAGATACACTCTCTTCCTTCACAACAGTAATCAATCCCCAGTCGGCCAGAAGACGGGCGATACGATTACGGCGCTGGACATCATTTACAGTTAGATTTGCGTGTTTGCCATCCAGAGCAAACAGTTCCTTAAAGTGAACAATATAATATCGCCCCTGCTTATGCAGAATATGGCAAGACTGATAGAGTTTCTTTTCCTTGCGTGACGCAACTCCAATACGGGTTAAAGTCTCACGAACTTTGAGGAAGTCATCAGGTTCATTAAGAATCACTTCCACCATTTTATCTTGTGACCATTCTACAGTGGGTTCAACCGTTGTAGTCATTTTGTTCCTCCAACATCAAGTCGTTGTTTAATAAAGTTAATTTGTTCTTTTGTCAGGATTTTCAGAGCTTGAGATGCCTTTTCATTACTATAACCATAGTATGATTTAACACATTCTAAGTCTGTGACTTTTTCCTTTCGGAGCCAGGGAGAAAATCTCTTCTTTTTCCTCAAAGTATTTAGATAAAATGAATATTGCATATCTTTATCAAGGTGATGATTGATGTTCATCTCGTTGGCGAACATAATACAATCAATATGACCCGATAGACAGCGATTGATAATATATGGAGGATATTCTTTTGCGTGTTCAGTCAGATCTTCCTTGGTAAAATTGATTGAGTTTAACCAGTCTTTCAGTTCCATTAGCGAATAATTTGAATGTCATCATCATCTGTCCAGAGTTCGACCTTTGTTCTGAACCTGCCTTCTTCTTTGAGTTTCTCATAACGCTTGGTTGCTTTCTTCTTCCACCAAGCAATGATATTTTCTAGATAGAACTTATCCCAGTTAGGACCACGAATCAGTTCTTCTTGCTCTCCAAGAATGACTTCACGTACATTTGAGTATCCATAATCTGAGATATAAAATCTCTTCTTCTGCGTAAGAGCAAATGCTGCATCAATTACTTCATTGAAGGTGGAGAGTTTCTCCTGGTCTTGCAATGAGTTCTTGATGATAGAAATCATCTTGGTCTGCCTCTTCATTTTCTTGGATGATGCTTTCTTGTCCGTCAGTGGTTGATTGTTATTCAGCACTGTGAAACGGTCGTGAAGGCGATGAAATGCCTCATCGTGCAGCAGAGGTAAAAACTTACTCTCAGTCAAACCCTTGTATCGCATAAAGGGTTTTAGGCCATCGTACTGTGAGGCATCCGTAGTAGACCCGTAGAGCGATGTAGTCTCGAACAAAGCAATGTCCTTCTCAAAGACCCGATTAAGCGTCTCACGGGCGAAGTGAGAGCAGCACAGGAGTGCCAGGAGTTTTCCACCCAGATAGTTGTATCCAAAGGGTTGTGATGGCACAATCACAAATCCCATTGCTGCGTGACGATTAAAGATGGAAAGGTTTGGCGCTTTACCCAACCACACATTTCTTGGTTTAGAGTTAATCGTTGGAGAACCAAAGCGAATAAATCCAAGCACCTTCTGAGTGTTCTTCTCAAAGACCATCCAACGCAACTCCCTACCAGGAATATTACTTTCGTTGTTGTGAGAAGAAACTGCTTTGAGAAGAGTGTTGTAGTGTTCTTGAGGAAGTGCCTGCTGAAAACGGTCACCAACAAACTTGATATCAAACTCCATCTCATTTGGATGAATATCTTCATTGAAGAACTCATCGTGAAGAGGAGCAAGAGTGCTTGTGGACTTAATAACTTCCTTTTTTACAAAGCGCAGATAGTCCTCAATATTTCCCATCTGAGAGAAATACTTAATAAACTCATCTGCTGCCCAAGTAGCATCTGTTTCTGAAACAATCATTTGTATTCAATCTCAGCAGTGAGAGTTTGAAAAAATTGATTGATGCTTTGTGCCATAAGTCGATATCCAGTACCGACATAAAGTTGGCCAGCAACTACAGCAACTGTACAGACACCCCAGAAAATATAATACATTCTGGACTTTACTTGATGATGTTTGTTTTTCATAGTTTCATCTTCACATTATAAGAGTTTACAACACCTCTCATCATATAGTTAAAGGCGAGAGATATTCTTTCATTAGTATCTAGGTTAGCATCTACACTGTGCTTAAGAGTAGATGGGAACAAGTATAGAGTTCCAATGCTTGGGCGAAGATAAACTGGTTCCGAATTAAAGTAATTGTTTTCTCTGCGATTAAAGTCTATCTGATTTCCAAATAAACCATCTTCACGATGAACAAGAAGAGAACCAGTTTCTTCTGAGGTAGAAAGATACCATACTCCACTAATTATAGAGTTTGGATGAGAGTGTCGCAAGGTCCAATCATTTTCAATATGAATGTTAGCCCAAGAACTTGTAAGTTCTGGTTTAACATCATAATCCATTCCACAGATATTATAGAAATAATGTTCAACTTGTGATGTAATAAAGTCACGGACTTCTTTCATCTCATCACAGGCAAGAACATTACCTTCACTCATATATGAATATGCATATCTTACATATTCTTGAGATTTAACAAATTCCAGATCATATTTTTTTACTGGATAATGTGTTTCATATAGAGGAACGGCAAATAACTGATGGAGTTTTTTCATTACTTGAATTCACATTCAACCATCAATTCAGTAAGGCAGGCCAACATATTAATCTCTTGGTCTGCTACAAATGCCGCCTGATACTGATACTTAGCAAGCACAAGCACAGCAGCAGGAATGCTATTGTTTTCAAGGGATGAATAAAGAGCATCGTAAATACGGCGCAACAATACAGTAGTATCATTGTCCAAGTTAGATACCACCCACTTCCGAACTTCTGGGAAGTTCTTTTCTTTAAGGTTTTTAAGAAGGTCATTGACAGCTACATCAGAGAACGTTGCTAGGATGCCAGAGTCAATCTTTCCGCTTACAGAATAACGCTGACACTCATTAAGAACACGACGCCAATCGGGGAAGTGTTTGTTGATTAATTCTACCAGGACCTTGTTATCATATTCAACACCTTCTGCATCCAGGATTTCTTGGATACGCTTGAAGAACTGTGCGGCAATAGACTGACGCTCTTTTCCTTTGATAGAAAAGTCCACGACGGCGCAGCGGGAATGGAGAGGTTCGAGAATCTTGTTCTTGTAGTTACAAGTGAAGATGAATCGACAGTTCCCAGCAAACTCCTCAATAAACGCCCGTAGGCAGAGTTGAACATCGTTGGATGTGTTGTCAGCTTCGTCAATGATGATGACCTTGTGTTTAGAATCTGACGTAAGTGAGACGGTCGAAGCGAAGTTCTTCGCATTGTTTCTGACAGTATCGAGGAATCTACCCTCGTCGGATCCGTTGATGACATAAACATCTACTCCAAGTTCGTTGCAGAGTGCCTTGGCAACTGTAGTCTTACCAATACCAGGAGGACCTGCCAAAAGCATATTGGGAATTTCACCCCTATTTAAAAAGTCCCGAAACATTTGTTTTGTAGTTTCTGGAAGAATACAATCTTCAATAGTTTTGGGACGGTATTTCTCAACCCAAATAAAATCACTCATTATCTAGAACCTCAATGTGAGACAAAAATTGAGACGGACTATTCCACCAGGTTTGTTGGGCGTCCGACCAGTTATCAAATATTGTAGCATTCCCTTGAATATCTACAACCTTATACATATGACGAATGTAAGGATCTTTGGACGTTTCGGTAAAGTATCGAGAGTCCTTTTTATCAATCAGTTTCATACCCATTCAGGTTTACGTTCAGGCATACGAAGGTAGTTGTCTGCTACCCAAGGTTTTGAAGCAATGTACATTTTGTATGCATCAAAGGTAGAAATACTAGTATCAAACTTGTATTCTTCTGGCATTGCACGTGCAAAAGGAGTTACGTTTGTAAGTTTACCTTTTGGGAAAAGATAATATGCGTGAACAAGTGTTCCTTCACAGGAGTGTTGTTTTCCGTAACGCAATGTGTACTCGTCACACAAGTTTAATCCCCACTTGATCAACCAATAGGC